GTGTGCCACTCGTTCCAATCGCTGTAATTGCAAAACTTGGAGGTACTGCCAAAACTGTAGGCTGGGACATTGCTACACCCAACACAAAGCTCTGACTGCTTGTACCGCCTGATGGCAAAACGGCTGCTGGTGCTGTTGTCGATGTTCCTGCAACGGCAGGAGTAATCGTAATAGCAATAGGGTTAGCACCCGTATTTAAAAAGCCACAAAAGTTCGCTTGATCGTTCCCGTTAGGGGTAATCGTTACAGAAGTAGAAGAAGTGCCACTAACGCTAATAGCCGTTGTAGGGCCTACAAAACGATATGCTGATACGTTAGCCATGTTTAATCCTTAAGCTGCGTTAGTTGGGAGGATTGTGCCTTCTAAACGATCACAAGCAAGGATGTATGTGCCAACAAAAGGGGTCAAAGCAGAAGTGCTTGCGTTAACAAATTGGATAGACAATACGTTAGCAGCAGAAACCCAAGTATTAGCTACTGTAATGCCAGTAGTTTGTGCGCCTGCAGAAGTTGCGCTAATTGCATCATTTACAGCTAGACCAGGAATAGTAAAGGTCTGAACGGCAGTAGAAGAAGCTGATACTGAAGTTGGGGTTAAGGATGGATAAACGAGGAAGTTATAAAGAATATTTCCACGTGCTGGAGTTGTTTGAAATGACATAGTTTTTCCTTTGCAAAGGGGGTGTGTTGTAAATCTACAACTATTTTACATTGTTTTCTAGACTTCTCAAGTAATTTCCCATGCTTCCTTTGTAAGATTTGTAACCTATGTGACCCATCTCCATTTCAAAGTCAGCCCAGACTTTTCCACCAATTTGACGGAATCTTTCGCAAAAGCTGAAATCCTCACTTAAACGATCACCAGGTATATCCAATGGATCAAAGAATGGCCAAAACTCTGAGCTTTCATTAGTGCTTCTTTGGGTGGTTTTGGGATAGGCTTTAATCATCTGTTCTACGCAATTACGGGTAATTTTCATAAAACCGCCAGGAAGTCCAGCCACTTCCATCAATCCTGTTTCTGAATCTGTTCTATATTCTTCTTTTAAGTCCATGCGAACAGGAAAAGCTACTTCTTCTGTCTTTTTAGGGTAAACACCACCTACAACATCTACTGGATATTCTACTAATTTGACCATATCGCCTTGTGTCCAAAGACATCATCATCAATAAAAATGAGTTCATCAGCTATAGAACGATAAAAAGTGGCTACGATTGCTGCTCGACACGCTGCAATATCGCTATTTCCAACATCTTCGGCAATCATAAATTTATAGCCTTTTGAGAGCAATAAAATGACATCGCCCATTAAAGCTCGCATCGTTTGGACATGGACTTTGCCTGAATAGCAAGGAAGCCCGATCATAATTGTTTTCATTAATTCCCCTTAAATGTGAAAAACCCATCCTTTTTAGGGGGTGGGCTTCTACTTTACTACAAAATTACTGCTGTGGGCCTGATAAATCGTAGCCGTAAACATACACATCAACTGTGCCTGAAACAGTAGCAGTAGCTACGTTTACATACAAAGTTTGTGCTGTTTGCGCCAAAGCAGGGTAACTTGCAGCAACTACATCAACATACGTTGTGCTGGTAAAACTAGCAGGCAAAGTAGCGGTTGTGAAAATTGCAGCAGTTGTGTTGCCCTGTGATGGAGCATTGTAGATACCAAAATAAACGCTTGCTGGGCTAGAGATTGCAGAACCTGCGTTGTTTGCGTTAGCAATCAAAACAGTTGCTGGAACATAGCTAGAAGTGTTAATTACGTTAACTGCGGTATCCGTATCAGATGCTAGGCTTACACCCTTGCTTACTGCCAAAAGGCGCAGAGCTTGGTTTGTACCTAGATTCTGTGGATGAATCGAGTTAGTTACTGCTGGTCCTGGATTAGACATATAGTTTCCTTTCGTTATCCGTTAAATTAAGCTGCAACACGGCAAGCGAGTTCAGGATACAAGTTAGCCCAACCATACAGAACGTCTAAACGAGTAGGAATAGAGTCGTTGTTAATGGTGTATTGACGAACTACACGCATTGACAGACCGATTTCCTTGTCGCTTGCACGACCTGCAAAGTGAACACCTTCTGGCAGCTCTAAATCAGCTACCGCAAGGCAAAACGCATTGCGGTGCATGATGATGTTTTGTGGGGAAACTGTGCCAGATTGGTTGAAGAATGTAACTGCCTGTCCACTTGCAGGTGAAGGGATAGATACGTTCTGGAACTGACCAGCAGTAATAACAGCAGGAGATACGTTAACTTGGATTGTGCCACCAGAGCCAGAAACAGCTTGGTTTACAACAAAGTTACGCAACTTGTTAGAGCCGTAAGCTTGACGGTTCTGTGGGTTAACTGCATAAACGCCAGCGATTGTGAATGTATCGCCTTGGTTCAAGCTAACACCGTTAGTCAATGTCAAGGTAATTGTGCTAGAAGCAGCCCAACCGCTTGTCAAGAAACCAGCAGCAGTAGATGTGTTAACAGTAGCAGAGCCAGCAAAAGAACCGAATGTGTGTGCTACCACGTTCTGATCCATCTTCCAGTTCATACCAGCAGAGTCACGACCCATCAAGCCTTTACGATACTGTTCGCCAATAGCTTCTTGTGGAACGAACAAACCTTTCAAGCTGTCAACGATAGTTGCAGATGTGAATGGCTCAACAATACAGCTTCTACGGCCATCACGTGGTGCGCCTTCAGAGTCAAGGTAAGCAGCAGCAGTCAAATAGGTGATCAAACCTGTTGGTGGAGTGCCAGCAGTTCCTACGATGTTTGCTGTGTTGTTAGCAGCTTGCAATGTGCCATCACGGTCAATTTTGTTGGCGATAGCAGCAACAGCAGGCTTCAATACACGATCAGAGAACATATCAAGGCTCAAAGCGAGGTCTTGAGTTGTGAACTGAGTATCAACGTGGAATTGTGTTGACAAAGTTACAGGCACAGAAGTTTCGTTGAAATCTTCTACGTTCAATGCTGGGCCTGTTGTACCAATAAAACGACCTGGCTTACGTACGTTTACTGTGTTACCAATTTTGCCACCAACTACGGCAAATTGATCGTCATAGTTACGATCTACTTCAGATGTGAATGTTAATTCGTTTTCCAAGACCATCAATGCTTCGTTAGTGATCTTGGAAATGGTTAGCAAATTATTTGCCATGATTATTTCCTTTATGTATATTTAAATGGGTATTTCAGCGAATCCTCTTAGCTTGTCTTGCAGCTTTCCATTGAGCGTATGTGCCGTGAAATTGACCATTTGTGTCAACTAACACGTCAGACGTTCCTTTTCCTGCTGTAAGGGGCTTAATCGGTGCTGGAGCTTTACTACGAGCAACAGGTTCGCTTTTGACTTCAGCCTGAGCTTCTTTACGCTCAAACTGAACTTCCAATTTCCCTAATTCTTTAAGAGCTTTATGAACAGGCATTGATGCTATTTTTTGCGCTAATTCGTCATTTGATGCCAATTCATATAGGATTTGTGGGCCTACGTCAGATTCTAGAATCGCATCCTTGACTTCATCACGGACTTGTACGGTACTAGACTCTACTATGTCATCAAAATCAGGCAATTCAGCTTTTACCTTTTCGAGCTTTTGAGTCCACGACTTAATTACTTCGTTTCTCTGTTCCTCGATCTTGCGTTGCTGTTCTGCTTTATCACGCTCCATTAATGCTTTTTCAGCACTCCACTCAGCCAATGCTTCTGCATATTCATCAACATTGTTAAATTGCGCCCTAGAAGGTTTTTCACCTACAGGGTCAGCTTCTTCTGCTTTGGGGGGTGTTATCTTGCTCTCAAGTTCTTGAAGTTTGGCTTGCAGGGCTTCTTTTTCGGCTTCAGCTTGTTTAGCACGTTTAGTTAGCTCTGAAAATCGCTTTTCAAGTTTTGGATTTTGTTTAGGCTTGTCTGTTACTTCCGCTTCTTCTTCTGCCTCTGGTTCACTCTCAGCTTGAGCTTCAACTGCTGGCTCTGTGTCAGGAGTTTCCTCAACTGGCGCAGCCTCAACAGGAGCTTCATCACTAGCTAAACCTAATTTTTCAGCATGGAAATCAGCTAAATTTTCTGATGTAACCACGTTACTGGCTAATCTTTCTTGCACATCTGACATGAGTTTTTCCTCAAGAATTTACCTAATCAACCCGATTAGTAAGGTATTGCAATCATTCAAACTTATTACTTTTTGAACGATTTTGTTGCCCTTCTATGACTTGCAAATTAGATACAACGTGCAAGCCACTAACATTCTTACCCTGCAATGGAATAATGTGATCAACGTGATACCAATCACCTGTCACCATTCCCAAAAACTTTGCTGCATCGTAAAACTCTTGAATTTTGATTGGATCATTATCCCAAGCCATAACTCTTTTTAATTTTGCGCCACGATACTTTGCGGTTTTTGCTGCATTTTTTTCAGGAAATTTCGCTGTCCATTCTTTAATATAAGAATTGACCTTTTCACGATTTTTTTCCCTATATTTCTTTTAATACTCAGCGTGTTTGCCAACATTTTTGGCTCTCCACTCTGCTTGATACTCTTTAGTTTGCATACAAATTCATTTATAACATTAATGTTGCGTATTTACAACACTAAATAGCTCTTTCAACTGCTTCAGCTTGCGCTTCTTTACCAGTAGTTTTATTGATGTGCGCCAAGACCAAAGCCAATTGCGCTTTAAGTTCTTCAATTTGTAGCTGAGTCTGTGTCTTAATAATCGTATCTTGAGCCGTGGTTTCAACACGCATCTCTGTATCGTGCGCTTTAGTATGCTGGCGCATCAATTCACGCTTGGTTTCAGCTTCTTGTTTAACGCCTTCAATATCTTGACGTT